AGTATAATGTTAATTTTACTTTTCAAAGTTAATAATTTTAGGGGGAAAATGTACTCTTTCCCCCTAAAATTTTTTCATTTTTTACTATAACTGGTAAATATTAGGTATGTAACGTCCAGTTTTCTTTACATTATTCATATGAATACCACCACACCACTGTTTAAATACAGCATATCCATCCTTGGATGAACTTACCATACGAGGTGTAGTAAGATTATTGTAGGGTTGGAAGGGATCTCTCATACCACCTATATAAGTATATAGTTCCTCATAACCCTTTACACGAAGTCTCTGAACATTAGGCTTACCATCAGTTGTACCAAAATCATAAATATCATAGATATAGGATGTAACAGGTCCACCAGAAGGGTGCATCATGGTATGGTAAACGGTATTATCCTTTCCCTTATCCAGTATAAAGTCCATCTCAATACCATTTATAAATACATACTTCATCATTTGACCTTCATCCAGAGTTATGGTATTGCCCTGAATCTTAAAGTTGTGTCCTGATCTTAACCAGGCATAGCCAGATGCTTTATCAGACAATGCTTTATGTACCTGGTATAAACCATACTCACCAGTAGAAACTACCAGTTTACGCTTGCTTTGCCCTACCATGTTATAGGTAATATCAAGAGCAAACTTGGCAAAGTTATCTATATCAAAGATATTGTAGTACTTAACATTACCGGAGTTCATAAACTGGTATAACCCTAAACCTGCCTTAATGGTATTACCTGATTCCCCTTTAATAAGAGAGGGTAATCCATTCAGGGTGGTAGCCTTACCATACATCATAAGTAAAGCCTTCTGTCTGCGGAATTGCTTGTTAAAGTCATACTCCAGCTTAGGCAGCCAAGCCTTAAACCTCTTACCATCATCAGATACAAATTCCCATTCTAAAGGAGCATTTACCCCCTTATTAATCATATTACCAGGAACCTCATAGTTAATACGAATAACAGAGGTTGAGTTCTCCAGCAAGAAATGGCTAGCATGGCTAACCGAAATACCCCTATTAGAAAATTCCTGTTCAACAAGACCATAGTTTTGAACCCACCTGCTACCTGTTTCTAGTTCACTAGCAGGAACAAATACTTCACTACTTGCAACATCTACCAGTTGAACACGGTACCTGGTATACAAACCTACCTGTACCCCTTCCTCAGCAATACGTACCATGATTTGTTCAGGGTGATTTGATGTTAGTGTTCCAGTAACATCAAAGGGATCCCCTTCAAACCACATGTAAAAACTATTCCCCTTATATCCAGCCTTATGGCTATCAGTTACAGGTACATTACCTGCCTCATCCATAGTGGCCTTAACAAGAGGATAGTTTCTTTCCTCCATACCTTGTAAAGCATACCTGTATGTCCCCTCATCATCAAGATCATAGGGAGGAAGTTGCTCTACATAGTTAACAAAATTATCAGCACCTATCTCAAGATCAACTAATCTCTCAATAGTCTTAGATACCTGAACACTGGAATAGCCTAGGTTTGCCAAGTGACTATCCCTAGTCATCTTATTCCAATATTTAGGATCTGTAATTTGATTCATAAATACCTGCATATCTTATATAGTTTTAGAGTTGAGTTTCCTATTTATTACTATTTACTATTCACTTTTACTTATATCTTCATAAATTGTTCCAGAGCATCCTTTTCAGAGGTCATACTAGGTTTAACTGGCTTACCACCTAAACTTCCCCCTTTACCTTTCCAAAGAGTTTCCAGTTCAGATACTGTATCAGTTTTTACCTTTTTCTTCACTGCATCTATTTTACCCCAGAAAGTACCAGTAAGAATATGGTAGGCTAGGTAAGCATCAAACTTTTGAGGGTCCTTGGCTCTCTCTGACCAAATACCATTCAGTAAATTACCGTTCTGGTCTTTAGCAACAGGTTTTAACACCATATCTATTACCTTATCCTTGGTTTGCTTATTTACCTTTATACCCTCAAAGAACTCTTCCTTATCCATTACCATCTTTTTAAACTCTTCCTGATTTTTCTTTACCTGTTCCCTGTATGCCTTTTCCTCTTCCTCTGCCCTTTTCTCTGCTTCCTTTATTTCCTTCTTGGTAATATCCCTTAAAGTTTCTAAAGCTTCCTTTGCTTCATCCACATCTTCTCCAGAAGAAAAAGCATTCTTAATTAACTTTTCAATTTTAGCATCACTGAAGGTGGTGGTAGCCTTATAGTGGTTGAAAAGAATTTCTTCCCTTAACTTATCATTAGCCTCTAATTCCTCATCGGTGATACTATCATACATCTTCTGGTTATACACTAACTTCTGAGCTGTTTCTGGATCTATACCTGCATCTTTAAGCCTAAAGTACTGCTCTACCTCTTCCTTATCAGCAGCATACACCTTTTTTACTTCTTCTGCAATTGTCTCTTTCTGCTTACCCAGTAAGTACTTTAGAGCTTCCTGCATTCCTTCTTCCTGTTCTATCCTCAACAACTCCTTTTCATCAAAATCTGAAATCACCCCCTCATCTACCTGGAATTTTGCAAAGGCAAGAGCAAAAGAACCAGAAGCATCTTTTTCACTTTCATCAGTTTCATTAGATGAGGGGGCTTTTTCAGTTTTTCCTTCATCTTTTTTAGATGGTTCTGCTTCCTCTTCCTCAAACTCAGAAGAATAGGGCTCTCCACTTGCATTTTTTCCAATTATAAGTTCTACCGTCTTACCAGGAGATTCTTCCTCTAAGGAATTCTCCTCTTGATTTTCTTCCTGATTTCTCTTTTCCCTTTTTAAGGGTTCTGAATTACTACTATCCATTAGCAGCTTAGTTTCATTCTCAAAGAGATCATCAAAGTCCAGTTCTAATTTTTGCTCACTCATATATTTGCCTTTTAAAAATTCTTTACAAAGTAAAATAATTTATTAGTTTCTAACAAATTTTGTTAGGTTATTCTACACTTTATTATAACCAAAAGTATTACTCTTTTGTTGTAGTAAAAGTGTTAATTCATTAATCTCCCTGTTTTTTCTTTCCAATTCCACAGCAATATCCAAATCCATCAAGGGATCCTGACCTACATGGTTTAGTAAATTCTCCATTTCTACCTGCTTAGTCTTTATTAGTGTTTCCTCATCCACTGGATAGTTTTGTGATGTACCATTACTATAATTCTGGGAATTAGTACTACTCTGCTCATATGTCTCCATACTTTTCTCAAAATCCTCTATGGCATCCCAGTAGGAAATCCCTTGAGAACTGTACAGTTTAAGTAAATCCATTCTCTGATTAGGAGGTAAAGTGTTCCAGTATTTCATATTCTATTTTTTTTTATTCTTCCCCAGAAACTTTATTTTTAAGTGCTACCCTGGCTTTTAGTTTTTCTCTTTCCATGGCTGCCCTATCTTTTTGCTTCTGTATCTCCTTTTGATTGTCTGCTATCTTTTTTTGCAATTCAATCTTCTTTTTGTCCAATTCTATCCTTTTTTCCTCCAGTTCAATCTTTCTACTCTCCATCTGTTTTTTAAGTTCTACTTCTCTTGCCTTAGTTTCTCTTTCAACCTGCTTGTAGTAGTTATTAGCATCCAGTTCCCTTTCCTTCCTAGCCTGTTCTCCTATTTCTATTGGATCAGGAATTCTATTACTATTCTGGTCAAGTTCCATTAGCCCCCTGTAAGCGTTAAGTTCAGCAACGGTAATCCTAGTCTGATTATCCTGTTCATTCTCCCAAATTCTTAACTGCCTATCAAGCTCTTTTTGCTCTACATCTACCTGTATTTTTAGTTGCTCCAATTCCTGTTTTTGCTGTAGTAACTCTAACTGCAACTGCCTATCTGCTTGGGCTTGCTGAGCTTGCTGTTCCTGTATCTTTGCTTCATACTCTGTTATCTTATTTACAATGGTAGAAGGATTCTTTGCTCTGGCTAACTCTGCTGCTAAACTAAATGATCCAGAGACATTCAGGAATCTTTCTGATAGGTTTCTCAAGTATTGTACAACCATAAGATCATCTGCTGCATCAGTAACATCTACTCCATAGTTTGCTTCCTTGTACACATTATAGTCAAACTCAAGAATACTCTTAGTACCATCATCAAGCACATACTCCTTTACAAAACTCTTATCCCTATAGGCAATCTTTGCTGCTTCAAGTAAAAGTCTTAAAGCTCTTACCCTGGTATTGCTATGTATTGCAAATAGTTCCTCAGTAATATGGTTAGATTGTACTACTGATCTTTCTACTCCTCCAACTGTTTCCCTATTACTAATTACTCCTTTCCTTTGTGGGGTAACTCCTGTTAAATTATCTGCCTGCTCCTTAATAAAGGAAAGCATGGAAATGTATGACTGTATTTGCTGCTGATTGGATAGGTCCATGTGAGTTGGAATACCACTCATAGCTCCAGCCAGTTTTCCCTTGGCATACCCTTCCTGTCCAGCATTAAAAGCATCTACAGGTAAAAGTCCTAGTTGAGTACCCCAGAATAGTATTTTATCCATTCCCCAATTATCGGGAAACAGGTGCAAAGGTAAAAATCCTATCTTACCATAGTCCTTAGCATAGGCAAGTTTTAGCTTATACATAAAGGTATTCCATAGATACTGCCACTCCTTACCTACCCCTATTATACCCTTACTTAACCCTTTACCTGTCTGATATATTGTTCCAACAATGGGAGGAAGTACCCTGGAAGGATTATCCATATCCCTAACCTGAATTTCACAGGGACCCATCTTTATATATATACCATTACTATCTCCTCCTAAACGAATACCCTCATACCACTCATTTACCCAGTACTCTACAGCCTGTTCTCCCTTATCCTTATCTGGAACATACTGTTCAGGCATAATATCCTTGACCAGTTGCCCATCCTCATCTATTCTATAAATGGCATATACCTTTCTTTTACCCATCCATAGTACTCTGGTTACCCTTATATTACCCTCACTATCATATCCCTCATCCCTAGCATGGTAAAGACTGCTTATATCAGCAGGTCCCATATTAGTTAAATTGAAAAACTCAATGTTAGGTAAAACGGTTGTATGTATTTCAGGAACCAGGAGTTTTGGATTTTTGGTGGTAATACTATACCCCTGTTCCAGTTCAGATATTTGCTTAGGGGTTAAGTACTCATAGTACCTATCCAGAACCTTACCTAAACTAAGGTAAGATTCCTCAACAATTATATCACTATCCTCAATCTTCCAACTATTACTTGTTCTTACGGTGGTAATATCACGAGGATCAACCTGTCTTAATGTGGGTATTCCTCCATAAATCTCAACGGTATAAATCTCTTCTCCTGATATGGCAGCATCCTTAAAACCTCTACTAAATTCCTCCTTTAAATCCTGAGTTTTATATAAATAGTTTAGCAGTTGGGAAGCCATTCTCTCCCTTAAATCCTTCCAACTATAGTTAATATACCTGCTAAACTTTTCTAACTCTAACTTGAGTCTTTCCTCTTCCAGGTTTTGGCTCATTAACTGCTGAGCATACCACTGGTAGAATAATTCCTTTTTTTGTTCTATCTTAGAGGTAACAGCATCACCATTTATTACACTTACAACAGGATTGAAGGGTCTATTCCTTTCCTCTCCACATAGAAGATTAATATTAGGATTAAGTAAAGGGTAATTTTTATAGGTTGCAGGAAATTCGTTAGTATCAAAGATATTAAGAGGATTCTGAGTGAGTTCTACTTCTCTCTTATCCACAATATCATCATACAGATTATAGCATACTATCTTTTCATGTCTTGAGGATCTTAGCCCAGTGGATGTCTTTACAACATCATTCTCATAGGCCATTCTCACAGCAGCATCTATACATTCCCTAAAAAACTTCTCAGTCTTTTCTGATTCTGTACGCTTCTGTCTAGGAAAGTATCCTACATCATTTCCTGTTACCATAGCTATAATAAATTACGAAATTAATACTAATATACCAAATAGTAAATACTATATGTAAATATTTTTTGTCTTTCTATAACCAAAACTATTACCACTGGAGTACACCCTATCAAAGAAAGGATCATTGGAAATCCTACTACTACTCTTAATAGATGATTCTCCTGTATCTTCATAAATAGACAATTCCCTATCATAAATCATCACTGCTGTCATAGCATCCACCCTATCAAAGTTACCAGTAGAATTCCATTGGCTTGCCTCCTCTAGATATGCTATTGACCTTACCTTATGTAAATTTAGTAGGGTAGGTTTAGGTTCTTTTCCTTCTAAACTTTCTTCACCAAAACTATCTGGTACTGTTTCCCCATAGGCAGGACTTGTTAACCAGGTTACCTGTAATCTTCTCCCATACCTCTTTACCTCTAAGCTACTACTAAATCCTTTTGCAGTATTACCATATAGTATTCTTCCCCTCATATCTACCTTATCTTTCAGGTGTTCTGGGTAATCTGCCAGTAGGTAATCTGCCTTTTTAATACTATGAAAGTAGGCATATAGACCTTTCTTCTGGTTTTCATACATTACCTTAGCGTTGTAAAATAGGCATGTCCTATAAACCATCTCATTAAAATCATCAACAAACTTAGGTCTTCCTGTATATTCTGCTACTATCCTTCTGGTGTACCTATCAAATACAA